AGGGAAAACGCGTGGTTATCTGCATGACGATGGAGATCCGGTCGCACGTGGAGAAAAAGAAGTGACTGACGAACGCCTTCGACAAATAGCCGGCACGGGATGGCTCACAGGCTGGAAAGCCATTGCAGCGTACATCGGCGTACACATCGACACCGCCAAGAAGTACAAAAAACTGTACTCCATGCCCGTTCACTATCTTCCCCGGGGGACTCCGATGTGCCTTCCGAGGGAGATAGACATCTGGGCGATCGAGTACAGCAAGAGAGCGAAAAAACCCTCCTGAATATTCCCTGAAATTACCCCCCATTTACCCCCCATTTACCCCTCTACAGACCCCCGGTAGTCGATTTGACAGGTGAAATCAACCTGTTATCATGTCCCCGCAATGACGAAAACTCCGGAGCAAATAGGAAAAGAAGCCGCCGACGTGGCGCGGTCAGCCGTGCTCAAGGAGGCTAGCGCCGTCGGCCTCACCGCCCGCAAGACCCTGCTCCGCATCGCACAGGGCCTGGACGCCAAGGACCGGAAGGTTTTCTACGACTCCAACCGCGGGAAGTGCGTCCTCGGACCTCCAGTGGTGGCCTACGGTGCACGCTGTGACTACGCCAAGCTCGCCGTTACGGTGCTTGATATGAAGCCTGCGGAGAAAATGGACGTGAACGTCAGCGGGAACCTGCCCGAAATGCTGAGGGAGGCGCGGGAACGTGCAGCAAAGCGCGGCAAAGACTGATCCTGAACTGGAACTTATCCAGGATATCGCGGGGTTCTCCCACGATCCCTACGGATTCGTTCTCTATGCGTTCCCCTGGGGATCGGGATCCCTGAAGGATCACCCGGGACCCGACACCTGGCAGACTGAGGTGCTGCAGGAGATCGGCGACCTGCTCGGGCAGGGCGACCAGACGGGCGCGGCTCAGTTGATCCAGGAGGCCACGGCCTCCGGCCATGACATCGGCAAATCCGCCCTGGTGTCGTGGCTGATCCTCTGGGCCATGAGCACGTTTGAGGACTGCCGGGGCACCGTCACGGCCAACACAGAGGCGCAGCTACGAACGAAGACATGGCCTGAACTCACCAAATGGCACCGGCTCTCCATCAACCGCCACTGGTTCACCGTCACCGCAACAGCGATATTTTCCAACACCAGGGACCACGAGAAGACCTGGCGCATCGATGCCGTGCCGTGGTCGGAGAAAAACTCCGAGGCCTTCGCAGGGCTCCACAACGAGGGGAGGAGAATTCTTCTGCTGTTCGACGAGGCCTCCGCAATCCCGGACAGCATCTGGGAGGTCGCTGAAACCGCGATGCTCGACAGCTCAACGGAGATCATCTGGGCGGCATTCGGCAACCCCACCAGGAACACCGGACGATTCCGGGATTGTTTCGGGAAGCTCAGGCACCGCTGGCACACCAGGCAAATTGATTCCAGGTCCTCCAGGATCGCCAACAAGGAGAAAATCCGTCAGTGGATCGAGGACTACGGCGAGGACAGCGATTATGTCAAGGTCCGCGTCCGCGGGATGTTCCCCAGCCTGTCCGTGATGCAGTTCATCGGGGTCGACGATGTGGACAGGGCTCTCGGAAAGAAACTCGAACTGAATCAGTACCAATTCGCTCCCAAAATCCTGACCCTGGACAATGCCTGGGAAGGGGATGACGAGGGTGTGATCGGTCTCAGACAGGGACTGATGTTCAAGGTCCTCCGGACGTTCGCAAAGAACGACAACGACGTTCAGGTCGCCACGATGCTGGCCAATTTAGAAGACACAGAGAAGGCCGACGCCGTGTTCATCGACGCCGGATATGGGACCGGCGTGGTGTCCTGCGGCAAATCCTGGGGCCGAAAGTGGCGGCTCGTATGGTTTGCCGAGGCGTCAACGGATCCGGGCTGCCTGAACAAACGTGCCGAGATGTGGAAGGGCGTCAAGACGTGGCTCAAGGACGGCGGCGCGATCCCCGATGACCAAGTGCTTTATCAAGACCTCATCGGACCCCAGACGGTCCCCCGGACGGACGGCAAGATTCAACTGGAATCGAAAAAGGACATGAAGCGCCGAGGATTGCCGTCTCCCGGCAGAGCGGATTCCCTGGCGCTTTCGTTTGCCTATCCGGTTGCGGACACGACCAGGGAGCGCATGGAGGTTGCCGTCAGCAAGGAGGACGAATACAACCCTCTGACTCACGGGCTGCGGAGGAACAGATGGGAGCCGAGCTTTCAACCCCGACCTTCGACTTTTCAGCCTGGAACGCAACGAAGGCGACTCTTCCGGCGGCAAAGGCTGCGGCTGCGGCTGCGGACGCAACGGCCCTGGCTCAAGCCACAGCGGCGACCAAGGCGGCAAATGAGGCGAAGTGGAACCTGAACCATCCGACACGGTACGCATTCGCCGGGGATACCGTCATGACGCTGGGAATGGACAGCGTGTACGCGAAAAAGAAACTTCTGGGGGAATGATCATGGGATGGTTTGGAGGCGGAGGAGGAGGACAGGCATACATCCCGACTTCATACGCGGCGGCGCCGACCACGGACAGCGCCGAAGCCAAGGCGGCGGCGGCCGCTGAGGCTGAACTGGTCCGGAAGAAGAGGGGACGTGCGGCGACGATCCTGACGAGTTCCGAAGGCGTGGCGGACGACCTTGGGGGTAAAAAGACCCTGCTTGGGGAGTGACATGGATAAGGCGCAGGACGTAATCAGGCGATATTCCGAGCTCCAGACGATCCGCAAGGACTATGAGTCCCTGTGGCAGGATATCATCGATTACGTCTGTCCCCGTAGGTACAACATCGACGGCACGAAGGCCAAGGGGAAGAAGGTCGGGGAACTGATGTTCGACACCACGGGACCCGAGGCCCTGAACACCCTGGCAGCAGGGCTATACGGTTATCTGGTGTCCCCGAATCTCCGCTGGTTCAGGCTCAAACTGAACCGCTACGGCCTGGACGACATTCCCGAGGTCGCCGCATGGCTGGAGGCCTGCGAAGAGGTCATGTACTGGAGTTTTGGCCGGTCAAATTTCTACTCGGAGATCTACGAGTATTTCCAGGACGGCGGAAGCATCGGGACGGCGACGATCTACAGCGAGCGCGACCTGACCGAAGGCAAGACTGTCTTTACGACCCTGAACCCCGGACAGGTCTTTATCTCCTGCAACCGGTACGGGCTCGTCGACACGGTTTTCAGACGGTACAAGCTCACGGCCCGCAAAGCCCTGCAGGAGTTCAAGGATGGAAAACTCCCCGATGCAGTCAAGCAGCAGGCCGAGAAAGAGAAGGACTCGGAAACCGAGTACGTTCACGCCGTATTCCCGCGGTCGGATGTCGAGATGTACCGAGATGGAAGAGACTACAAGCCGACGATGGGCGTGAAAGGAATGCCCTTCGAATCCGTGACGGTCTGCTCCAACGGAAACGTCCTGGTGAAGGAATCCGGATACCGGCAGAACCCCTACGCGGTGTGGCGGTGGCGGGTGAACTCGGAAGAGGATTACGGCCGGTCGCCTGCCAGTGATGCCATTGTGGATGTCCTGGGCGGTAACCAGATGGCCAGGACGCTTTTGATTGCCGGCCAGCTTGCCGTCGAGCCTCCGCTGAACGTCCCCGAAGAACTCCGCGGAAAGGTCCGGATCAGGCCCCGGGGATACAACTATTACGATGACCGAGACCGAGTGATCAGCCCGATTCAGGGACTTCTCGACCGGTATCCCATCGGTACCGATCAGGAAAAGGACAAGCGCCGGGCGATCAAGACGCACTTCATGACGGACTTCTTCACCCTGCTTTCACAGGCCGCAATGGAAGGCCGGGAACTCACCGTCCCGCAGGTCATGGAAATGCAGGGCGAGAAGGCGGCGATGCTCGGGCCGATCATCGGAAGGCTTGCCGCCGAGTGCCTGAACCCCATCATTGACAGGGTGTTCGAACTGGAAGCCGAGGCCGGTAACATGCCTCCGCCCCCGGACATCCTCATGCAGTATGGAGGACAGGCAATCGAAGTGGATTACATGGGACCGCTGGCCCAGGCCCAGAAGAGGCTGTTCAAGACACAGGGCGTGTCCCAGTCGATCAGCGCAATCTCTCCCATCGCCCAGGTGAGGCCGGAGGTCCTGGACATCGTGGACTTTGACGAGGTGACTAGGGAAATCCTTGAGGCCAACGGGATGCCGACAAAGACCATCAGGCCGACGGCGAAAGTCGATGAGATCCGGAAGGCCCGACAGCAGCAGCAGCAGGCTCAGGAGCAGGCAGCGATGCTCCAGCAGGTCGCACAGAACCTTCCGGGGCTGACGAAGGACGTTGAACCGGATAGCGTCCTGGCCAAGGTCGCAGGAGCCCAGCAATGAAAGACCTCCTGAAGCTCTTCAAAAAGCCCGACCGGGACGCGGAGAAGCGAAGAACACAGGACTTCCGGGCCGTCTTCGGGTCAGAGGCTGGCCGGCGGGTACTGGGCTTCATGCTGGCAGACATGCACTTTTTTGACGAGATCCTGAGCACGGAAGAGGAGCGGGTGCTTCAGAACTACGCCCGACGACTCCTGGCTTATTGTGGCGCGTGGAGGGGGCAGAACGTCCCCAGGATAGTGGACGCCCTGATGGGGCTTCCTTGGCAACCTGACAAAGAAAGGAGCGAAGCAGAATGAAACGGAAACTCTTTGTGGTCCTGGCCGTTCTTGTGGCCTTGGCGTTCTGCCTCCCCGCCTTCGGAGTGGACCTCTACCCGACCCGGAACAATGACGGGAGAATCGGCAAGTCCGGCAAGGCGTGGGGGTTGGGGTATTTCTACGACCTCTATGTACAGGACGATCTTACCGTAACCGATGACGCGGCGGTCGGGGGAGACCTGACGGTGACGGGAACCCTTACTGCTACGAGCCCGGCGCTGACGACGCCGACAATCACCAGCCCGAACGTGACCTTCGGCGTAACCGCGACCCAACACGACTACACGGCACACGCAGACTGGACGCTTTCGACAACGGAGGCAACGTATCTGCTCCTTGTCACGTCCTCGGGCGACGGCACGAATTCAAACATCATCGCCTATCCGACTCCCAGCAATGGGAAGCTGTACGTCGTCAGGAATGGAAGCAAGCAGAACAACATCATCAAGCCCAGCGGCGGAACGGGCATCACGATTGCCAGCGGCAAGACGGCGAGCGTGATCTTTTGGGGAACAGACTTCATCCGCGTGACGGCGGACGCCACGCATTAAACCCAGCGGCAGGGCCGGGGGTCCTCAACCTCCTTTCCCCCGGCC